TCGAATAGCCACGCGTTATGATAAATTAGCATCCACTTTTGCAGCATTTATATGCATCGCCTCAATATTAATTTGGTTAAAATGAACAACTTAAAATGTTTTTCAAACACGCTCTAGAAGAAGCAAAAGAAGTCTTGGCGAAATATAAGACAGATATTACAGCTTACGGCGGGTGTTATCTGGTTACAGAATACTATGTTCTGCCAGAAATCTATGACGAAGATGGCGAAATTGTAGAATCTGGAGATATCGAAGAGATTACTAAAATGAAAATCGGTGTCGAAGATGAAGATTGGAATGTTGTAAAAACATTTGACAATCTAAAAGAGGCGGACAATTTTATACATAGTGACGAAAGAGAATTGACGCTGATTTATTAGGATGAAAGGGGGAAATGGTATGCAAAAATTCAATAAAAGGAGAAAACTAGATAGATTCTTAGCCACTTTGCCTGAGGGCATGGTTTTTAAGTCAAATAATGAGTTTAGGATAAAAATGCCAAACGGATATATTAGTATTGGATATTATTACCATGATTATCATGCATTTGGGGGACATCGTAATTCTGAATATAATACTATACAAGAAAATATAGACGCGGTAAAAGAACTCGTTGACAAATACGGTAAAGGGGAGTAGGATATAGATAAGGTTTTTAATAGCTCCATTTTGGGATGTAAATGTTAGCTTAGTTTTGTACCTTAAAAACATTAATAGTTCCATTCTGGAAGGCAAAGCACTTGTTTCGACAGGTGCTTTTTTATTATTTTGAGAAAAAAAGAAAAGAAGGAAGAATTGATTCCTCCCTCTTGTTAGTTGTCCTGTTAGTGGACTAATTATTTTAAATTAATAGTTATCTTCTTGTCTGTCCAGAACGAAGCACTATATTCTAAAATCACTTTCTTTGCATCTTTTGGCACCTCATAGTATGCTGTAAAGCTTACGTTCTTTCCCGGAGACAAATTAGTGTTAACAAAATCACTGTTTCCTATGTATTGCTGTTCGCAAGCTGAATTATCTGCATAGCATTCGCAATCAGATACAGATACATACTTGTCACCTTTTTCTGCAATGTTTTCACAAGTAAAATCTACAGCTACATATTCACATCCATCTTTTGGAGTAAAATACTCTCCACCATCATATCCAAATTCAGCCTTTTTAGCAGTTACTTTTAAACCGTCATTCTCAAAAGATTCGCCAACCTTTACACTGTCTTTCTCTTTTGTTTCTTCCTTTTTAGCAGTTTCTTTCTTAGCCGCTGTTGTTGCGGTGGTACTCTTTGAAGAATCAGTGGAAGAACTGTCATCGTCACCACCACCTATTGCCATTCCTAAAACAGCCAGAACGATGATAATGATAATTACCCATTTCAGCTTGCCGCCCTGTTTCTTCCGACAATGAGGACACACTTTAGCTTTTGCGTCAATTTCTTCTTTGCAATACTTGCAAACTTTAGTTTTTTCTTTGCTCATATCTTCTACTCCTTTTCTTATTATTACCATGTTGCAAATAAATTATATAATAAGCATTTAAATATATCAATAAAAAATTCCGCATATTTGGTCTAACAGAGCCATAATATTATGATATAATAAAAAACCACTATAAAACATAGCTTTAAAGCGGGTTAAAAGTACGTGTCAGAAAGGAGTAAAAATGGCAGAGGAATACAAGAAAGAAATAATTGAACGATTAAATAACGTTCAACAAGAACGACTTTTGAAGATTATGCTCGACTGCGTAAAGTCTTTAGAAAAGCAAGAAAAGGGAAATTAATTTTCCCTTTTCTCAATCTTAGTCGCGGAGTATAAACTTTTCGTAAAAATTGCAAAATGCTTCTTTTTTCTCTTTAGATAAATCATAGTAATCTATTACGATTTTTTGAAAACGTTCATCACTTAAATTTATCTTGACGCAAACGTCCATGAATTCGCCACCTAAATCATCGTATTTCTTTTGTTCTGTTAAATCACTTTTCAAGATTCCGAAGTAATCCGCAATAGCTTGAATCTTTCCTGATCTTGGCATTATTTTTCCCACACACCAAGTGTTAAAAGTTGTCTGAGCAAATCCAAGTTCACGTGCCACTTCTTTTTGTTGCTTCCCACTAGCATTAATATAATGATTTAAGTTATTGGCAAAAATTTTCTTTTGTTCCTCCTCTGTCATTGTCTTCCTCCTATCTTTTGTTTAATTGGTTGCATCATTATAATAACATATAATCCTAAAAAATTCAATAAAAATCCTAAAAAATTAAATTTATGCTTGACAATCCTATATTTTAGGATTATAATTAAATCACAAACAAACGAAAGGGGCGAAACGAAATGATGTTACAGATTCCTAGAATTTGCATTGCGGCTTGTAGAGTTAATGCAAATTTAAGTCAAAGAGAATTTGCCAAGAAAGTCGGCGTATCTCTTGCAACAATCACAAACTGGGAAGCCGGAAAAACAGAACCAGACCTCACGCAACTTCGTAAAATTAGTGAGCTTTCCGGCATACCTATGGACTATATTTTTGTGGAAAGAGAATCCTAAAAAATAGGATTATGTGAAGGACAGAAAGGAAGGTGACTAGATGAATAATATTCAAATTTTTAAAAATAACGAATTCGGAGAGGTTCGCACATTGGTTGTCGAAGGAGAACCGTGGTTTGTCGGGAAAGATGTGGCTGAATCATTAGGGTACGCCAAAGCCAGAAACGCCATTGCAACCCATGTTGATGGCGAAGATAAAAAGGACGCCCCGATTCAGGGCACCCTTGGCGGCGTACAGGAAATGACTATTATCAATGAGTCAGGCTTGTACTCCTTAATATTCGGAAGCAAATTAGAGTCCGCCAAGCGTTTCAAACGATGGGTTACTTCTGAGGTTCTTCCGTCCATCAGAAAGACAGGTAGTTATCAGAAGCCCGCAACAATAGCGGAGCAGATAGGCTTACTCGCCACAGGCTATGGAGACCACGAAGACCGTATTAAGAACCTTGAGAGCAACATGGTAATTGACTATGGACAACAGCAAACACTGCGACAGCACGTCAATAAGGCTGTTTTAAATGCATTAGGCGGCAAGGACACAGAAGCATATGCATACATCAGTAAAGTTGTATTTGCAGAGTGCAACAGGGATTTGCAAGACAGATTTAAAGTTAACAGTCGGAACAACATCCCTCGTAAACGATATGAGGAGGCTATTGACTATGTAGACAACTGGGAACCGAAAACAAATACAAAGTTGAGAATTGACGAATATAACCGTCAACAGAGATTTGAGGTATAGGAGGTAAAAATGAAGGCTATGTACAATTTACTGACCATCGTGTCAGTAGCGTTGGTTATCTGGATCTCGTCCAGTTGGGTTGGCGTAATGACACATAATGCCGGAAAAGATTATAACAATTATAATTTTTTCGTGATGTTAGGGGGTGAATAAAAAAATGAATGAGCCTCCAAGAAAAGAGTATGTTATTAGATTACTCTACACCCTTTTAGGACGACAACAAGGTGTAGAGTATGACAAAGTATTCTACACTGATAAAGACGGTGTAGAGCATGAGGTAAAAAAGGAAGAGCCCTACCATTAAGCTCTTACGATAAATCATACAAGTAAATCATACAAAAGACTTGGCGTTTTGTCAAGATAGGAGGTAGACATGGCAGTAATGAGAATAAATAAAACGACAGACTACACCGTTATGTCGAATTATCATTTTAGAGAAAAGGATATGTCTTTAAAAGCGAAAGGCTTGCTGAGCCTTATGCTTAGTTTACCGGAAGACTGGGACTTTACAGTTAAGGGACTGGCAAATTTGAATAAAGACGGCGTAGACGGCGTAAGAGCCGCATTAGAAGAGTTAAAAGCGTTCGGATACCTGAAAGTGACTCGTGAGAGAAACGAAAAAGGACAGGTAAGCGGTACAGTTTACGACATTTACGAAAAGCCAACACAGGAAAAACCTGTATTGGAAGAACCTAAAGAGGAAAAGCCTATATTGGAAAAGCCAACACAGGAAAAACCTATACAGGAAAATCCAACGCAATTAAATACTAAAGGAATAAAATACTTAAATAATAAAATACTTAAGGAATCAAGTACTAAAGGAATAAAAGAGAGTGCGCGTGCAAAGAAAGAACCGGAACAGTATTTCGAGGACGAAGAACTTAACTGCAAGTTTTTGGAATTCCTTGCTATGCGTAAGAAAATCAGAAAGCCAGTAAGAACAGACAGAGCCTTGAAAGCTTTGCTCAAAAAATTACACGAGCTGTCCGGCGGAGATTTGGGAACGATGAAAAAAATCATTGACCAGTCGTTGGACAAGGAGTGGTTAGGATTCTTTGAGCTGAAAACAGCTAATGACAACACAAAGAACATTAACGACCGACTGTACGGAGATATACAGCACTGGGCGGCACAGAAAGAACAGGAAGGAGGCGGAATGTATGACGATTTCGGAGTTTTCTAAAATCGTAGCCGCACTAAAGACCGTTTACACGGCTCCGGGATTTGTTCCCAACGAACAGGCGTTAGACATGTGGTATCGCTTGGTAGGCAAGAATAACGACTACCAGACAATAAGCGTAGCGGCGCAGATGTACATGACAACAGGAAAGTTTCCGCCAACACCGGCAGATATTTTAGAGTGTGCCAGTAAACTCAAGGCAGAAAGCAGCTACCTGAGTGAGCAGGAAGCATGGGCAACAGTGGCAAAGGCGTGCAGTAATGGGATTTACGGCTACAGAGAAGAATTTGACAAACTGCCCCCTACGTTGCAAAAGGCAGTAGGAACGCCGCAGACGCTTCACGACTGGGCAGTAGTAGATTCAGCGGACTTTCAGACGGTCATACAGTCAAATTTCCTGAGAAGCTACAGAGCGGCGTTAGAAGCACAGAAGGAGATAGACAAGTACCCGCCGAAGCTCCGAGAAATGATACAGGCGGCGGGAGCAATAGAGCGAAAAGAAACAGTACCAGAACTACCTACACTGGGAGAAATAGTTGGACGGTTAGAGCAGGATAATAAAAATTATACCCTGGAACAATGTAGTGGAGCGTTAGGGGATTGGATAGCAGAAAAGAAGGAGAGATTAGGTTATGAATAACACAATGATTAGCGTAAACGGCTTTGCGAAAAGAGAGTACGAGGACGCCTTAGAGAAAAAAGGTGTAATTCCTGCAAATGTTGTAATCACAGTCGAGGACAAGACGATTGCAAGAGCTATTTTAGAGCTATTTAAAGACAAGGTACAAAAAACAGGCGTTTTGCGGATGAAGGAAATTGAAGCTTTTGCCCGCGGATACAACGAATTGAGCAAAAGCATTGAAGCGGCATGGGGAGAAGAAAGCGAGGAGAAACATGGCGGAGTGGTACGTTGACCCAGTCAAGGAATACCTAAAAAGACAGCGACTTGAGGCGGAATATGAGTGCAGAACAGCACACAAAGCAATCAAACGAGGCGCGGCAAACTACAACGAATACGAGAGGTACGAGGAGGAATTAGAGCAATGACACTATACGAGATTGACAGTGCAATCATTGGCTGCATGGACGAAGAAACAGGAGAAATTATTGAGGGCGCCATGGAAGAATTAGAACTTGACAATATCCAGAAAGCCGAAAATATCGCATTATCAATAAAAAATGATACAGCAATGGCTAAGGCTTTGAAAGAGGAGATTGACAAGCTTACGCAACGGCTCAGAACTTGCAACAACGGTATAGACAGCAAGAAAAAATACTTACCGTACTTACTCGGAGACAAAAAGCTCAAGACAGCAAGAGTCAGCGTGTCATACAGAAATAGCGAGTCTGTGACTATTGACGACTTAGGCAGCCTAACAGAGGAATACATCAGGATTCCGGAGCCACAGGCGGACAAGACAGCGATTAAAAAGGCAATTAAAGCCGGGAAAGAGGTCGCAGGGGCACATCTTGAGACATCTAAGAGCGTGATCGTGAGGTAAGAAAGATGGGAGATATTCACAAAAAGTTACAAAGAATTCAGGCAGAATTAAAGGTGCCCAAGAGTAAATACAGTGAGTATGGCGGCTATAGTTACAGGAGCTTAGAGGACATCTACGAGGCAGTAAAGCCTTTATTGGACAGGGAAGGCTTAATATTAGCCGTAAATGACGAAGTTATTATGCTGGGCAACCGATTTTACATAAAGGCGACAGCGATTTTAAAAGACATAGAAAGCGAGGGCAGTTTTCGCACTACAGCATACGCCAGGGAGGAGGAAAGCAAAAAAAAGATGGATGCAGCACAAGTTACCGGCTCAGCATCGAGCTACGCGAGAAAATACGCGTTAAATAGCTTGTTTCTTCTGGATGACTCGAAAGACGCGGATACAGACGAATACAAACGCAACGAGGTTATCACAGAGAAAGAAGCAAAACGGCTCTATGATTTGATGCAAAAAAAGGGAATGACGGAAGCCCAAATTAAAGAATGGGCAAGTCAAAGAGGCTTAAAATCATTGTATCAGACGACACAGCAACAATACGCTGAAGCCATGAAGGAATTAGGACTGAAATAGCATGGATTTAACTGGGAAAATAAAAAACTTAGCGGTGGATTATTTTAGCAAAAAGATAACAGTTACCCTGGAAATCAACGAGGCGGAGCGGTTTATAAAGGGCGTGGACGAACTGAAAAAGTTGGAAAAACTGTCCGTAATAATTAAACCGTTCCGCAAGAAAAGAAGCTTGTCGGCAAACGCCTATTTCCATGTTTTAGTCACCAAAATAGCGGAAAAAGTCGGCACAAGCAAGGCGGAAGCCAAAAATTTGATGATAGGCAGATACGGACAGCCGGAGCTGATAAAAGGGGACATAGCGGTTTTAAAAACCAATGTCCCAACCAATATCATGTACAAAAAAGAGGACGTTCACACGGTTGCGATAGGACGGCGGATAGAAAAAGGCAAAGAGGTAGTATTTTACAGGCTCATGCGAGGTTCGCACACCTACGACAGCCGGGAAATGAGTGAGCTAATCAAAGGCACGATACAGGAAGCAGAAGACTTAGGAATCGAAACGCTAACACCAAGAGAATTGGAACAAATACTAGGAAAATGGAAGCCAAGAAAGGAAGAAGAGAAATGAAAAAATTTGAATTAACAACAGAATTTATCACAAATGCGTTCGGAAAAAAGTTGTTTAGAATCAAAGCACTGGTTGAATTTGGAGACGTGAAAGCCGGAGAGCTTGGTGGATATGTGGAGAAAGAGGAAAATATATCGCAAGACGGCAACGCATGGGTTTTTGGCGATGCAACGGTCTCCGGCAACGCAGAGGTTTCCAAAGACGCAAAGGTTTACGGCAATGCAGCGGTTTCCGGAGACGCAAAGGTTTACGGCAATGCAAAGGTTCACGGCAATGCAAAGGTTCATGGCAATGCAAAGGTTCATGGCAATGCAAAGGTTCATGGCAATGCAGAGATTTCCAGAGACGCAGAGGTTTACGGCAATGCAGCGGTTTCCGGAGACGCAACGGTTTCCGGCAACACAGAGGTTTCCGGAAACGCATGGGTTACCGGAAACGCATGGGTTACCGACAATGCAGAGGTTTCCGGCAACGCAACGGTTTACAACAACGCATGGGTTTTTGGCGATGCAAAGGTTTCCGGAAATGCAAAGGTTTCCGGAAATGCATGGGTGTCCGGTAATATAGATTATGCATTAGCACAGGGCTTCGGAACAAAATTCCGATGCACAACTTTTTATAGGGGCAAAAATAAAAAAATAATGGTTAATTGCGGATGCTTCCATGGGGATTTAGAAGAATTTAGAAAACAGGTAAAAGAAACACGAAGCGGAAAAATAGCAAAAGAATACCTGATGATTGCTGATTTAATGGAATATCATTTCGCAAGCGAGGATTCTAGCGATGAATAGCGTACTACAAACTAAAAAAGAGTGTTTTTTCTGCAAAACAACCCAAAATTTACATAGGCATCACGTCCTATATGGCAGTAGCAACAGAAAACAAGCCGAAAAGTATGGTTTTACAGTTTATTTGTGTTTGAATCACCATACCAACGGCGGCGAGGCAGTACATCGCAATCCCAACGGACCGCTAGACAGGTATCTCAAAGAGTTAGCGCAAAAGTACTGGGAGGAGAACAACGGAACGAGGGAAGAATTTATCAAAACATTTGGGAGGAATTATCTGTGAATAAGTTTAGAAATAAAAAGATTTTTACGAAAGATGGGAAGTTTGATAGTAAAAGAGAAATGCATCGCTATTTAGAGCTGGCGGCGATGCAAGAAGCAGGGGAAATTACAGGATTAGAGCGACAGGCTAGATATATCCTTGTAGGTAGCCAGAAGCGAGAGGATGGCACTACAGAACGTCCCGTATCATATACAGCAGATTTCCGATACACAGACAAAGAAGGGAAAATTGTTGTTGAGGACGTAAAATCCCCGCGCACAAGAAAAAATCCGGAATATATCATCAAGAGAAAGTTGATACTTGAACGGTATGGTATCACAATCAGGGAGGTGGCATAATGGGAAAAATAGAAGACTCAAAAGCAAGAAAAGCGGCAAAAACGATCAGAAAGTACTGCAATAAACACAAGTATTGCGAGGGATGTATTTTTGATATGGGAAATGCAGGTGAAAACTGCCTACTGCTCAACAAAGGGCCGCTTGAATGGATAAAACAGCTGGACACCCTCCGGGGTTAAGGATAGATACACATTACAGCAACACGTTAACGGTTCCATGAGGAGCTATATGCCATTGATTCCTCCGGATTTATTCCGGAGGGGAAAGGAAAGAAAATGCCATACGGGCTGAAAGACGAAGATTTTGACAAAATACAAAACAAAATAGCGAAAAAACTATATGAAATACCAAGCCTTGACCGAGCCGCATTTCTGGTGGGATGCACAGAACAAGAGTTAAGGGAAGCAATGACCGAACTACGCGAAACACCCAAATCGAGGGGGAAAATTGAAGCCGTAGAAAGGGAGTTGAGAAACAGAGGAAACAAAAACAAAAAAACAAAGCTTTTCCCAAGCGACCTGACAGAAAAGAGATTTGCGAGGGAGTGGACGAAAGCGTGCGGAAGAATAAGGAGGCGGGAATGAAAACTATACCGGTTCAATAACGGGAACTTTTCCGATGAGTGAAATTGGTAAAACTGTGTTCCTCACTCGTGAAGAAGCTGAGAAGAAGCTGGAAAATGTATGATAATAAAGAGGAGAGTCAAATGCTAGTACCTGCAATATTATTCAAAGAACAAATAATAACAGAATTTCAAAGAATCTATTTCTCTGAAGATATGATGTATTTAACTGGATGCTTAGAACAATGGTGCCCGGATATATCAGCAAACCCAGAGGAAGGAAAATTTGATTTCGCTATTGTTAGCAATAACAGATTAATAGGCTATTTGTCTTATCACATTGACTATTATTGTTCCAAGGCGTATAATTTTGGACTTTTATCTTTCGACAAAGGAAATCCGGTTGTCGGAGAAGAACTTTTTAACAAGATGGAGGAGCTAACAAAAAAGCTCCGTAAAATTGAGTGGCGCATGGTTGGCGGAAATCCTGTTGAAAAGCATTACGATAAATTCTGCAAAAAACACGGAGGAAACAAGCATATTCTAAAAGACTCTATTAGAGATATGAATGGTAATTACCGTGATGACATTATCTACGAAATTATTAGTGGCTACGGAAAGATAGATGTACACGAATTTAAAGAGCGTATAGATGCAATTAAAAACCCTGTAAAAGATACCTATGAAGACTTAGTACGTATGTTTGAAAGTAGAGAGATAAACGAAAAGGAGTATGTAGAGAGATACAACAGGTTAATTAATAGGGAAGCTGAAAAACACTGGGAACCGGTCGAACCACATGAACATATATAAAGGAGTGATAAAACTATATGAAACAGCTTAGCCTTGAAGATATCAATCTTGATATAATTCCGATTAATGTACTGCAAGATGTTGATAAGCGAATAGCTGACTGGAGAGCAACCGGAGGCAAAGACTCTGATGCATATATCCAGAATCAGTTAAGATATTTGAAACGAGTCGAGTTGATGGCAAACAACGCCGCGGATACGATCACATATTTTTAAACAGGAGGAACAAAAATGGACAGAAAAGAAATGATGAACGCATTAGAAACAATCAGAAAAGCTTGCACAGGAAGGTGTGAGGAGTGCAAGTTTGGAACAACAGAAGGAGCGTGCAAGCTAAAAGAAACAAATCCGGATGAGTGGACACCTGAAGCTATGGGATTTAGGTGTAGAGACTGCGAGTATAAAGCATCTGAATACTGCGAGAGGTGCGGTGTTCTTGCCCGTCCCGACGTTATTGTGGGGGTTGGTCACAAAACTATTGACGGAATACCAAGCAAAGAGCCCTACGAGATAGTTGTAAGACTGACAAACGGAAATACGGTTACGTATCAGCGAGCAAACTAAAACAAAAAGGAGGGAGAAAGATGTTAACTACTGTATATGATACAGGGCATTCTACCGACGCAATGGAAATCCAGAAGGATGCTCAATATTTGAAAGAAGAAATGACTGGTTGTATATACAGGCACTTTAAAGGAGGATTATATATCGTAACGGACGTTGTAGTAAATTCCGAGTCTCTTAGGATAGAAGTAATATACAAAGACTTTACAACTTACCAACTTACATGGAGTAGAGATTTAAAACAATTTTTTTCGGGAGTCAATACAACAAAGTACCCTGACGCACTACAAAGAGTGAGGTTTAAAAAAGTTGGAAGAAACGGGGAGATAGAACGATGAGTAATCCCAAATACGACTGGTATGGGCACGCAGTCAAGCAAGTAAAAAAGTACCCAGATAAGTTAATTGCAGAAAATACAGCTCAGTCAGCCCTATGGATGTACGCTATTAACAAGGCGATAAAACAGACCGAGAGCATGGACAACGGCGAGGACAGAATGAAAGCCGTACAGCTGGTGTATTTCGAGGATAGATACACGATAGCAGGGGCGGCGGATAAGCTCGGATATGCAGAAATGACTATACGCAGATGGCTTAGTGCTTTCGCCAATTTAGCTGGGAAATATGCGGGATATTAGAGGGGGAAAATTATCTCCCTCTCTTTTTTATGTTTGTCTAACACGGCTTAAAAGATGTCGTACAATACATTTGTACGGACGAGTACTGGTAACTTTTTGTGAGACATAACCTCCTCTATCTTTTTGTGGTAAAAGTGTAAACTCTCACCCGCGTAAAAGAGAGTACGCAAGACACCTATCCCACGGTGCCTTGCGTTCCATACAGGTTGCGGATCTACAAGTGTTTAGAGACCAGCCGCTTATTAGTCTTACCCCGGCGGCTGTTAAGGTGCAATTCCTTATACTTGTATTTGGTTGCATTATGCAACTGGTGTAAACGATTTTTTTCATATTTTCTTTCCTTTCATATAACCCCGTAAACAATTCATTACGGGGTTATGGTTGTATTTAGGAGGTGACCCCAAAATGGGATAAGTAAATACCAGGAGTGGCTGACCCAAGAAGGGTTACTTAAGCTAGAGGGATGGGCGCGAGATGGATGCACAGACAAAGAGATTGCGGCAAACATCGGCATCAACCCAGATACCTTGTATACATGGAAGAAAAAATTTCCAATTTTAGCCGATACCTTAAAAAAGGGAAAGGATGTTGTGGACAGGCAGGTGGAAAAAAGCCTGTTACAACGGGCACTAGGGTACAGCTACGAGGAGACGAGTGAAAAGTACGAAGGCGGAGTAATGACGGAGCGAAAGGTTACAAAAAAGCACGTTGCGCCGGATACAACAGCACAGATATTTTGGTTAAAGAACAGGAAGCCAGAACAATGGCGAGATAAGCCGCAGTCAGAGAGCGCAAGCGACAAAGCACTGGCAAAAGCTATTGAAATCCTTGGGGGTGTCAATAGTGCCATTGACTAGCAAACAGGCAGAATATCTACAAGGTTGTAACCATCGTTGGAACGTAAAGACCGGGGCGACAGGTTCCGGGAAATCGTTTGTGGACTACGCAATCGTAATCCCTCAACGCCTGACACATCTAAAAGGATTAGGGCTTGCTGTGATGTTGGGAAACACCAGAGGCACGCTACAACGTAACATACTTGACCCTATGCGAGAGATTTGGGGCGAGGAACTGGTGGGCGAGATACGGAGCGACAACACGGTACAGCTATTTGGCAAAAAAGTATATGCACTAGGTGCCGATAACAAGAAGCACGTTGCAAGAATACAGGGAGCAACGATTGAGTATGCTTATGGCGACGAGGTGACAACGTGGAATCAAGAAGTTTTTGAGATGTTAAAATCTCGTCTCAGAACGTCACACAGTCATTTTGATGGGACATGCAACCCGGCGGGGCCGAAACATTGGTTTAAGGGCTTTCTGGATTCCGATTCAGATATATTCCAGCAGGCGTACAACATACACGACGGCTGCCTACCTCCGGCGGTAGTAGACGAGTTAATAAAAGAGTACTCCGGGACACACAGGTATCAACGCTACATACTGGGCAAGTGGGCAGTGGCAGAAGGACTTGTGTACGATATGTTTTCGGAGGCAAGACACGTCTGCAAAGCAGAGACCAGCGGAGAGATAATTGTTAGCTCCGATTTTGGTATGCAGAACGCCACCGTCTTTCTCATCTGGCAGAAACGAGTAGATACCGGTAACTGGCACTGCATAAAAGAGTACTACTATTCAGGCAGGGAGAACAACCGCATGAAGCCGGTCAGCGAGCTAGTAAAAGGGCTAGAGGATACACTAAACGGGCAGAAAGATGATTTAGTCATTGTTGACCCATCCGCTGCCGCTCTCATTGTGGAGCTACGCAGTAGAGGGCATAAGGTCAAAAAGGCGGATAACACTGTTAACGATGGGATAGCGGATGTTGAGACGATGTTGACACAAGACAAATTATCGTTTGACCCGTCTTGCACACACACGATCGAGGAATTTGGCATCTATGCATGGGACCCAACAGCGGCTGACAAAGGCAGGGATGCAGTTATAAAACAGTCAGACCACGCAATGGATGCTATCAGGTATCTTGTAAAAACATTAAAACTCGTCAAGCGCAGCCGAACAAAACAATACAAATCAATTCTAGGGTGATAACAATGTATCTATCATATCAAGATTTTGTTGCCGCAAAAGACAAAGGGCAATTTATAAATCAGTTTATAAAATTCCACGAGAGTACAGGAGCATACAAAGAGGCGTTAAGGGCGGACAAGTATGACGCACAGGAAAATGAGACCATTTTACAGTTCCAGCGTGTTTATTACACTCTGCTAGGTCAAAAAAAGATAGATAATTTTTCGTCTAACGCACAGATATGCTCCAATTTCTTTCATAAATTAAATACACAACGCTGTTCATACAGTCTGGGAAACGGCGTCTTTTTTAATGACATGAGTGTCAAGGATAAACTGGGCAAAAAGTTTGACACAAGAATTAAAGAGGCAGCATACGATGCGTTAATTCATGGTCAGTCCTTCTTGTTCTGGAATGTGGACCACGTGCACGAATTTCCCCTTACGCAGTTCGCCCCGATGTGGGATGAGGACACGGGAGCACTGATGGCAGGCATAAGATTCTGGCAGTTGGACGAGCAGAAACCGTTTAAGGTCGTGCTGTACGAGGTGGATGGCTACACAACCTACAGCGCAGAAAGTAAATTTGGAGAATTAAAAGAGACCGCTCCCAAGCGGGCGTACAGGCAAAGAGTTGAGGTTGCGAACAATCTGGAGCCCGAAATTATCGGAGAAGAAAACTATAGCAGCCTCCCCATTGTACCAATGTTTGGAAACAAGCGGCACATAAGCACCCTGAGGGGGATGCAGTCGAAGATTGATGCCTACGACGCGGTACAAAGTGGTTTTGCTAATGATTTAGACGACTGTGCACAGATGTATTGGCTCATTTCCAACGCTGACGGTATGACAGACGACGAGCTGGCAGAGTTTAGAGACCGCCTAAAGTTTCAGCACATCGCAAAGGCTGAGGAGGGTCAGGTACAGGCATACACACAAGAGCCGCCATATACGGCCAGAAAAGAGTTCCTCACACAAATGCGGTCGGAAATTTACGAGGACTTCGGGGCATTGGATGTACACGCCATAGCCGCCGGGGCAACAAACGACCATATCGACGCGGCATACCAACCGCTAGACGACAATGCAGATGATTTTGAGTACTTCGTAGGCGATGCGATTGAGAAAATTCTGGAGCTTGCGGGGATTGATGACGAACCGCAATTTAAGCGGAACAGAATCAGTAACGAGAAAGAGCGTACAGATATGATTCTTGAGGCAGCAAACTATCTGGACGAAGAAACCATCCTAAAAAAATTACCGTTTGTCGCACCAGAGGAAGTGCCGGACATTTTGGCAAAGCTAGACGAAGAATCATATAACCGCTACACGGAGCCGATTGAACCCGATGCGCCGGAAGATATCCCGGAAGGGGATGAATAACTATGTATCCATCCGACAAGTGGACAGAGCAGGAGTTGCAAAAGCTAGAAAAACGGCTGACAGACGTATATAAGCAGGCTGAAAAAGAGCTTGACGGCAAGGCGAGAAACTATTTTAAACAATTTTCCAGACGGTACGCCAAAGAATATGCGGCATACCAGGCAGGAAAGTACACCAAGAAAGAGTTTGAAGCATGGCTAATGAATCAGTATGGCAGAGGGCAGAGGTGGGAGGCACTACGCGAGGACATGGCACGGCGACTGACAGAGTCAAACCAGATTGCCGCGGCATACATCAACGAGAAGACCCCTCTTGTTATCGCCCTCAATCGCAATTTTGAGGCGTACATGATTAAATCTCTTATGCCTGATAAGCAGATAAAGGAGATTGGAGATATTGCATTTAATTTGGTTGATGAACACACAGTTAAGCGGCTGACGGTCAGAAAACAAAAGATTCTCCCGCCGCGTAGAGTACTAAAAAGCAAAGATGTGCATTGGAACAAGAAGAAACTGCAAAATGCACTATTGCAAGGAATATTGCAAGGCGACAGTATAGGAAAGCTCGCAGGGCGATTTCAGGACGTTACAGGAATGAATCATACTGCCGCAATCCGAAACGCCCGCACAGCGTTCACAGGGGCACAAAACGGGGGCAGGCAGGCGGCATACGAGGAAGCCTACCAGATGGGAATTGATGTAGTTAAGCATTGGACGGCAACAAAGGACCTGAGGACACGAGATAGCCACAGAGCATTAGACGGTGAAGAAGTACCGTTTAACATGGCGTACTCAAACGGCCTTATGTATCCGGGAGACCCAAGCGGAATCCCGGCGGAAGTTTATAACTGTCGATGCACGCAACGAACTGCACTGCCTACCGAACTGGCACAACCGCGAATGATACGTGTCAGAAACCCAGAAACAGGCAGAAACGAAGTCGTAGAAGACATGACCTACTACGAATGGTTGGCAACGCAAAGGGGGCAAATATAATGGCGGATATTGATGTTGTGAGCCACGTGGACGAAGTAATACTCAAGACCACGATGGCACTTGCAAGGGCATTAGAACAGGCAGGAGCCGCCGCAGAGGGGCACGCAAAAGACCTTTGTCCGGTCGATACGGGCGCATTGAGAAACAGTATTACGCATCAGACTAACTTGGAAAATCTCACGGAAACAATAGGTAGCAACGAAGAATACGCCGCCTATGTAGAACTGGGAACTGGTGTGTACTACAAAGGGGGACGAAAGACCCCATGGACTTATCAGGACGATAAGGGACAATGGCATATCACAAACGGCCAGAGAGCGCAGCCGTATTTAAAACCGGCGGCGGCAAATTACGCAAAAGAATACACAGCAATCATTGCAGACGAATTAAAAGGAGCGATGGAATAATGGACAGATTGTCTTTACTCGTCAAGGCAAGAGAAACAGCAGAGTATTTTGTTGATAAAAAATTTAAATACTCTCAGGGCGTGGCGAATAGCTGGGCAGGCGCAAAGAAGAAAAAGGTAAGTAATTGTGCGTCGTTTGTGTGCTATTGCTTACAGCAGTTAGGCATTCTCAAACCGGGACAACTGTTTTATTGCAACAGGAACGGAACAGTTGTCTATAAGGGCGCAGGAACAAAAGCGGCTATATCAAAACGATATAGATTGATAAAAGTAAATAAATTACCTCAGGATTATAAAAACAAATTAAAACCGGGAGATATTTGCTTTTACCGCCTGCATACCAATATTTTCGCAGGAATAAACGAGAACAATAAAATGGTCTGGTGGGATGCCGGAAAGGCTAGTACAAATACTAAAAAAGCAGGTGGAACATACAAAAAGATACATAGGATTATTAACAGCAACCAGAAAATCTTATATGTGCTGAGATGGAAAGGGTGAGAAAATGACACAGAGAAAAATTATTGATGTATCTACATACAACGGCACGATTGACTGGAAGAAAGTAAAGAAATACGGTTGCGATGGTGCGATCATTAAGATTATCCGCAAGGATTTAGGCAAAGATAAAAAATTTGAGGAGAACTATAAAAAGTGTGAGAAATTAGGTATCCCATGGGGCGTGTATAACTACACATACGCTACTACAGTGGCAAAAGCTAAGTCAGACATGGAACTTGTATGCGACATCCTCGACAAGATTAGTAAGAAGCATTTTAAATACGGCGTTTGGTTTGACATTGAAGACAAAGTGCAGGCAGGGCTAAGCAAAGTAAAGATTGCCGAGATTATCAATGCGGCACAGACTGTCGTTGAGTCAAGAGGCTATAAATTTGGTGTTTACACCGGGATGTCGTATTTTTCGGAGCATATTGATAAAAACAAGGTCAAGTGTAAAAACTGGTGGATTGCACGTTATTACAAAGGCTATAACCGCATGGCATTTAAAGCGACACCAAACAAATCTTATAAGCCTACAAACGTAGCCGACCTTATGGTGTGGCAATATACTAGCTCTGGCGTGTTTCCAGTCAAGGTTTCAACCGGCAACGGCGGCAAGTTTGATTTAAATATTTTGTATCACGACTTCCCGGCGACGGTGCAGAAGGAAGAAACAACAAAAAAGGTTAAATACACCGGGAAATTTCCTAAATTGCCGCCACGCGGCTACTATGCGTTTTTAGACGGCATCACGGTATTAAAAAACACAAGAAAAGAAATTAAGAAATTGCAGAAGTTTTTAAACTGGGCTATCGGCTCAAAATTAGAAACTGACGGCAAATATGGAGAAAAGACAGAAGATGCAGTTAGTATTTTCCAGTCGAAATGTAAATTAAAAATTGACGGCAAATTTGGGGCGAAATCCCTTAAAGCTGCAAAATTATTTAGTAAGTAATCACGAAGTACTGTGATTTACATATAAAGTCATTTAGGGAAAGAAATCCCTCAAAGAAAAGGAGTAATCAAATGGCATTAACAAGAGCTTTTTTAAAAAGCATGACACTTACAGACGAGCAGGTTTCCGCGATTATCGAAGAACACTCTGCAACCGTTACGGGTCTCAAGAACGAGATTAGTAAATACAAAGAGGACGCAGAGAAAGTCCCAGACCTCCAGAAGAAATTGAAGGACTATGAAAAGGACGACTGGAAAGGCAAGTATGAGAAAGAACACGCAGGTTTTGAGAGCTACAAAGCCGAGCAGGACAAGAAGGCATCGTACGATGCGAAAGAAGCCGCATACAAAAAGATGCTTGAAGATTCCGGCGTGTCCAGTAAAGTAATTGGCCTTGCATTAAAAGCGTCAAAAGAAACTATTGATAATTTAAAAATCGGAACTGACGGGAAATTTGAGAACGCAACAGAGGTAGAAAAAGGCATCAAAGAATCGTATGCCGATTATATTACAACCGAAACGACTCAAGGCGCTAACGTATCAAATCCACCGGGAGGAGAACCGGGGAAAATGACCAAGAAAGAAATCATGGAAATTAAAGATGCGGGCGAACGTCAGAAAGCGATTGCGGAAAATCACGAACTTTTTGGTTTTTGAAAGGAGTAGACAATGGCAGGAGTAACCACTAGCACTGTATTAAATACAGATAGCGCTCTCAAAGCGAGAGAAATTGATTTTGTAACACAATTTGAAAAAAACTGGGATGCGCTGAGAACTATCTTGGGAATCTTTAAACCTATCAGAAAAGAGCCGGGCACCAGCTTAGTAACCTACGAAGCGCAGATGAAAGATGAAGCTTTACAGGGCGGCGCAAGCGTAGGTGAGGGTGAGGCAATCCCTTTTACACAGTTTAAAGTTGTGGAAAGCAAGAAAGAAGATATTGTTGTAGAAAAATACGCTAAATCTTTAACTCTTGAGTCTGTGGCAAAATGGGGCGCAACGGTCGCGATCGAAAAGACAGATGATGCCTTTATGGTTGAGCTGCAGAACAAGGTTTTAAAAGATTTTTACACATTTTTAAAAACGGGAACATTAAAAGGTACGCAGAAGAAATGGCAGAAAGCACTTGCGATCGCAAAAGGTGCTGTACTCAACAAATTCGCAGGCATGAACAGAAATGTAACCGAAGTCGTAGGATTTGCAAATGTAATGGATTTTTACGACTGGTTAGGTGATAAAGAGATTACTGTGCAGACAATGTTTGGATTGCAGTATATCAAAGACTTCTTTGGTTTCTCTACACTGTTCCTCCTCCCTGACGCCTACATCCCGGCAAAAACTGTTATTGCAACACCTGTAGAAAATATTGACTTGTATTATATTGATCCCGGCGATAGTGATTTTAAAAAACTTGGCCTGGACTACACAACATCTGGCGAAACAAATCTGATTGGATTCCACGCAGGCGGCAACTATACAAACGCCACAGGCGAAACATACGCCATTATGGGCATGAAGCTGTGGGCAGAATACATTGACGGTGTTTGCGTAGTTACTGTCGGAACCACAGAAACTATCCCAGAAGTATCAAGTGCCGTTTCGGAAGTAAGTTCGAACGGAAAATAAAAGGGGATGATTGAGTGCTTTATGAAATCATGAATCACATTCACAATTTCTTCCCGGTCAAAGGGGCGGCAATCACGGGAGAAATAACAATCGGAGATTGGATTTTTGACACGCTTAATTTTGATGTAGGCGTGACAGAAGATACTAAAGACCTGCGTTATTCTACTACCGCGATTCGCCTCCCGCTACAAGATGGGCAGTACTATTTAGTAAGCGGCTCTATCTTTAATGACGGGGTTTATCAGTACCACAAAGGCAATACTGCTCCGTTACAGGAGGAGACTTTTAACGGCGTAGTTGTTCCGCTGGCTATCCCCAAACCGTTTTTGTCACTGGTGGACGAAATCAGCGAGTGGCAGGCGAAAAACGGCAATTTAGGAGCGTATCAGTCGGAATCGTTTGGCGGATATTCGTACAGCAGGGCAACAAACAGTAAAGGCGAGACCTACACGTGGCAAGATGCCTTTAGGGCACGCCTGAACCCATGGAGGAAAATGGCATGAGTTTAATCAATGAATTTTTACAAGATTGCATACTCATGGATAAAAAGCGTACTTCTGACGGCGAGGGTGGATTTATCACCGAGTGGGTCGAGGGCGCTAAAATACAGGCGGCAATAGTCCGTGACACCTCCATGTCTGCCAGAGTGGCGGAAAAAGAGGGTGTAACAGCAACATATACAATTACTACAGCTAAAACAGTAAAGCTGAGCTATCATGATGTATTAAAAACAAAAGACGGAAAAATTTTTAGAGTTACATCAAATGCAAGAGAAAAAGAAACCCCTGCGTCGTCTAATTTAGACATAGCACAGGTCATGGCGGAGAAGTGGGAGTTAACGTCATGACTCCAACAGCGGCACTGTATCAATTTTGGTCGTCTTTCGGCATAACTGCATATCCGTCTAACAGGGTGCCGGAAGATACCGCATTTCCTTTTATCACATACGAACCAATTATAGCAAATTGGTGGACAGGTGCGGCCGCCGCTAGCGTCGTAAATGTCTGGTACCACACAGAATCTGAGGCAGTCCCAAATAAAAAGGCGAAAGAAATCAGTGACAGATTGCAAGGAGGAACCACGGTCAAGTGCGATGATGGAATCATTTTTCTGTCGCAAGACCAGCCTTGGACTCCTTTAGTCGATGAAGCTGACTCGTCAATAGTACGCAGATACACAGTAATAACTATGCAATTTATAACTATTTAATGAGGTGAGCAAATGAAGTATACGCAGGTACCTTCTGACCTTTTCAAAAAAATACAGATTAACGCCGGTATTATTGTATCAGCTTTTGAGCCGGAAACGGGTGCCATAACAGCAACTAACATCCTCATGGCAACCAGCGGCGGTTGTAGCTTTAGCGCGGAGCCATCCTTTACGGATTTCGGGGAAGACATTGATAATGTGCCTAAAAACACGATGGAACTCAAGGAAATCGAATCTATCGAAGTAAAATTATCAGGCACAGCCGTTACAATGGATACCGCACAGGCTAAAAGTTTTATGGCGGCGGCAGACGTAGCGGGAAACAAAGTAACACCAAGGGCAGATTTAAAGGCAGAAGATTTTAAGGATATTTGGTGGATTGGCGACTATTCGGACGAAAATTCCGGGGATTCCGCCGGATTTATCGCAATCAAAATTATGAATGCACTCTCAACGGGCGGATTTAAGATTAAATCAGATGATAAATCCAAAGGAAATTTTGATTTCGAATACACCGGACATTACAGCATTAAGAACGCAGAGACAGTACCTTACGAGGTTTATATCAAAACAGGCGAAGCGGCGTAGGAGGTAAAGCATGAAATTATCAGAATTAACAGCAGAACAGGGTTTAGAAGCCATTGCGAACTCCCTCGAACATATCGGTAACATTGCAGACGATGATGATGCGCTCAGCCTGTGCCAGAAGCTTGTACCGCAGGAAGGGGAGAAATATATCAAAGTCTTTGCTAGGGGTGCTAAAACAGCTCCTAGGCTGTTAAAAACACACAAAGATGATGTAATTGGAATCTTAGCAGCGTTTGAATTGCAGAGTGTTGAGGAATACAAGAAAAAGCATAAATTAATGGACGTTATCAAAGGCATGGTTGACCTCATCAATGAGCCGGAGGTACGTCAGCTTTTTTTCTCAGCGCCAACAAGCGCAGCAGAAGAACCCTCTGGCGATGCGCAGGAGAATACAGAGGAAGAAGCGTAAAGGGATTCTTGCTGTACGTCAAGGCTAAGATTTTAGACGACACAGAGGAATTAATTTACAAACGATACATGGCCGATGGGCTGAAATATGTAACCGAAAGCATTTCGCAGGCGTTCGGTGGGAAATATCTCTATGTATCATTTTTTGATTTAATTAATAGCGATAAAAAGCAAACAGTAACAAAGACTGGCGAAGAAATAGCCGCGGACGTCATTAAAAAAGCCGGATTGGTGGTGATGAGTGATTGAATGTGATGGAATTGTTTGTCACTCTGGCAATCAAAGACACCGCATATAAGCAGGGGCTGAAAGACGCAGAAGGTAACGCCAGCTCGTCCACATCAAAAATTGGCGGGGCATTTAAAGCGGTCGGGAAAGTAGCTAAAACAGCTATGGTGGCCGGCTCTGCTGCCGCCGTTGCATTTACAAAAACATCAATAGATGCCGGAATGAATTTTGATACTGCAATGTCTCAGGTAGCAGCTACCATGGGAACAACCGTAGACAAAATAGGGAACGTCAAAGCCAAGGCTGAGGAAATGGGGCGCACAACAAAGTACACCGCAACGGAAGCGGCGGAAGGAATGAATATCCTTGCTCAGGCTGGTTTGTCGGCTGACGAACAGATTAGTGGCATCGGAACGGTACTTAACCTTGCCTCTGCTGGTGCTATGAGCTTGGAAGAATCGGCATCGTATACCGCGGGTGCGGTAAAAGGCTTTGGCGACTCGATGAGTAACGCATCTTATTACGCCGATTTAATGGCAAAGGGTGCTACTCTTGCCAATACGGATGTAAGAGGACTCGGAGAGGCTTTCTCAGGCTCTGCCGCCACAGCGAAAAACTACGGTCAAGCGGCGGACAGCGTCACGCTTTCCTTGCTCCGCTTGGCAGAGCAGAACGTAACAGGCTCTGAGGCGTCTACAGCTTTAAACAGGGCCATGGCGGACTTGTATACTCCGACTGATGATGCATCAAAAGCTTTAGATCAGTTAGGGGTATCCGCATATAAGTCAAACGGCGAGGCAAAAGATTTTAACGACCTCGTAGACGAACTTAATAGCTCTTTACAGGGTATGACAGCGGAACAAAAAAACAATGCTCTTGCTACAATTTTTACAACGCAAGGTTTACAGGCATTTAACAAAATGACCGCATCAAGTGATGTGACTGTGCAAAAATTTTGGAAAGGAATACAGGATTCTTCCGGCTCCGCGGCACAACAGGCAGCTACGCAGTTAGATAACTTGCAGGGTGACATAACCTTGCTATCTAGCGCTACAGAGGGCCTGCAACTTGCTTTTTACAATACCTTTTCGGGTACTATCCGTGATGCCGTCAAAGGTATAACAAGCGAGGTTAGTGGATTAGCTGAGGCGATGGAATCCGGCGGCATAAGCGGCGCCCTTTCCAAACTGGCGCAAGATGCGATTAATTTTAGCGGCCAGTTGCCGGGGCTGACAAAAATCGGCGGCGACCTCATAAACGGTTTAATTTCGAGCGTTACTCAAAATTCTGGCAGTATTACAACTGCTGTCGGCCAGCTGTTAAATAATCTTGCCTCTACGATTTCCACGGGGCTAAATGTATTTACATCGGTCGGAGTTAATTTGCTGACGACTATCGCTAACGGCATGACTCAGGGCATCCCGACCTTTTTGGGGCAGGCGTTGCCGATGCTGACACAATTTACAGAGTCATTGAGGAGCAACGCAGGCAAATTGATAAATGCAGGCCTGACACTTATCCAGAATATTGCTCAAGGGCTGATTAATTCTATTCCTGTATTGATTGCATATGTACCTACAATCATAACGAATTTGGCTGGCATTATTAACGATAATGCGCCAAAAATCCTTGCAACAGGAGTAACAATCATAACAAATTTAGCGATTGGCTTAGTTCGTGCGATTCCGTTATTAATTGCTAATTTACCGAAGATTATCACAGCAATCGTAAGCGTATTTACAGCGTTTAACTGGTTTTCACTTGGTAAAAACATTGTTACCGGCATAATAAAAGGGGTCAAAAATCTCCCTTCTCTTTTAAAGGGTGCCGCTAAAAATGCTGTAAACGGATTCAAGGGAGCATTTAAGGGAAATGGTATTTTATCGGCTGTAAAAGGAGCATTTACTAAGATACCATCGGCTGTTAAAAGTATCTTTACTAAGGCAGTATCCCTTGTAAAAAGCTTCCCTGGACGGTTTAAGAGTGCCTTAAAGTTTAGCTGGTCTCTTCCACACCTAAACCTACCGCACCTGAGTGTTTCCGGCGGAAAAGCTCCGTTCGGTATTGGGGGAAAGGGTTCCCTGCCATCATTCCACATTAGCTGGTATAAAAAAGCCATGGAAAGTCCATATGTATTTTCTGATGCCACCTTGTTTGGAGCAGGAGAAGCAGGAGACGAGATGCTGTACGGTCGTAGCAGACTGATGAACGATATCAAAGAGGCAACACAGGGAACGAAAAACGATGTAACTATTAACGTAACTGTAAACGGTGCAGATAACCCAGAAGAATGGGGAAGAAGAATGGCAAGTGAACTTAGAAGGCAGGTGAAAATGGCATAATGGCAAAGAAAAAGTCTGCTGCTCCTAGCGGTCTGTCTATATCGAGAGACGGTTTGAAATTTACAATATCTTGGAAGATACCGGCGAAAAAATATGAGGATGGACAGTGGCTATGGTATCGTCTACATACAAAAAACGCCGGTGCTTCTAAATGGGATTGGACAAAGTGGAAGAAAATAAATGTGGGAAAATCAGCAACCAAAAAAACGGTAGCACTTAATGCAAAAAATTATTATCCTGTCTCATCAAAATTATTAAACGCGATAGAATTTAAGGTAAAGGGCAAAACAAAAAGTGATAAAAAGCATACCTATACAGCCGCACATTCCACAAAGACATTTACCATTTATGCACCAAATGCCCCTTCTGTTTCTTATTCCCTTGATGATGCCGACGCAAATAAAGGTACATTTACTTGGAATACCTCATACGAGGCGAATGATGCAAGGCATTTTTCAAGGACGCAGGTACAGACCGCATTAATGATAAATTATAAGGGCGCCATTGCAAACGCTCGTTTTTCTAATTCGTCCCACACGGGAGCGTCTGGCACATGGGCGATAACAGAGGATGGTTCCCCGACACAAAACAAGACATTTTGCCGTATTGTAAGGGCAAAATCGAGAGGGTGTGCCGGAGATTCCGGTTGGAGCTATGCATACCATTATTACAGCATCCCAGAGCGTCCAAATATACAGAGTACAGGGAGCAAAGAGATAGGCTCCTCTAGCCGCTATGTATGGGCAAACTGGGTGCAGGCATCGCCGCGGGACCGCCCTGTGGATTCTATGGAGTTACAATATGCCATAGACACGCCGGAAAGCGGAGAGAGGTATACCGGCACATCATGGAGTACAGGAGTAACTGTTGCGTACCATGATTATACGGTGTCAGCAGATTTTAACACAGACGATGGCATAGCGGAAGACCAGATTATGTGGACAAGAGTGCAAAGTACGCACGATAAAAAATATGCATACTCTGAGCCACGAGTAGCGGCGCGAGGGGCTTTAAAATCCCCGTCATTTGATACGGTATCGGCAACGGGAACAACGCTTACCATCAATAACGTTGAGCGAAATACAGAGGTTCCTAACGCCAAAACAGCAATCTGGATGAAAATAGACAACGAGGAAAAAGGTATTATCGCGATCACCGACAAAGAAGGGACAATCACAGTTACGTGTCCGGACGTGTCCGGCGGCGCTGAATACCAGATTGCCCTCAAGAATTTTACCGGAACTTCTGCACCTCAAAATGGAGCATCTGGCATCACCTATAAACTTAGCCCCCTCATGCAGTCAGGGTGGGTTTACTCGGAAACAAGAAAGATTGCAGTCCCACCGAAAAATATAACTGCAATGGCAGTGGCATCTGATACCGTGGAACTAACATGGGATTGGTCGTGGAAAAATGCAGATGCGGCTACCATTGCGTGGGCAGACCATGAGGACGCATGGATTAGTACGGACGCCCCAACTACTTATGATGTAGAGGACAAGGAAACAACGTGGCATATCGGGTCCCTGGAATCGGCAAAAACATATTATTTCCGCGTAAGATTGCGGGATACGTCCGGGGACGAAGAAGTGCTATCTCCTTGGTCTGATACGGTTTCCGTATCACTGAGCGAGACACCAACAACACCTACATTAGCAACAACAGAAAACTATCTTAGTATGGACGACACAGTTATTTGTAGTGTCGGCTATACCGGAAACAGCAAAGCGAGCATAAAAATAGCGGAAGCGGTTAACGATGAGCCAGTTAAAGGCAAAGATGGAAACGTCGTTGTTTTAATGATGTCTTCCGGCATGGAGACATTATCGGAAACTATTGAAAACATTAATAAAATCTATACTGCAAGTGGCCTTTTGAGCAATCTATGGAATGTAGGAGAAATCCATTATTTAAAAGCAATGGTTACAGCACAGGGAGGTAAAGAGGGGGCATGGTCAGATTCTGTGGCTGTCGAAATTGTTGCAAAACCTGCAATAGACAGCGTTTCAACAAATCTTGTTTCGGAAGCAACTACATATAATTCTGGCGATGTTACCACAGAAGCAAGTGACCAGACAGTACCAGAATCATCGGAAGGCACAACAAACTACCTAGAGCAGCTACCACTAACAATAGCCCCTTCCTTCGGGGATTCTGCTGGCACAGCAAAAGTAATGGTTGTCAGAGACGAGGATTATTATATTCTGCGCCCGGACGGATTAAAGGAACAGCATTTTGCCGGCGAAATTATTGCCAGTTTTACCGGTAGTGAAACAGATAACTACAGTATTGCCTTGGGCGACCTGATCGGGCAGATGGATGACGGTGCAAGGTACAGTATACAGATTGCATTTACAGATATTTATGACCATGTGGCAGAAAAAAAGATACCGTTTGTTGTGCGGTGGAAACATCAGCCGGAAGTGCCAACGGCCACTGTAAATACGATTGCAGACAATAAAACAGCAAGTATTGTTGTTACTAAACCAACTACATATGCTGATGGGGATACGTTTGATTTGTACCGGATGAGCGTAGACAGAGCAGAATTGATTCTGGAGAACGGAATCTATGGCCAGAAATATGTTGACCCATACCCTGCGCTAAACGAATACGGAGGCATATTGGTTGTAAATAAAACCGCCAACGGCGACTATATAACAGTAGATAGCTCGTTTGCATGGTTATACAACGAATTTTCGATAGCCCACGAAAAGGCAATCATTGATTTTGACAGTGAATCTATCGAAATCCAGTATAACCTTGATTTAGATAACTCATGGGATAAAGATTTTGAGAGGACAGTATACCTTGGTGGCTCTGTACAAGGTGACTGGAACCCTGCAGTCACCCGTGATTTAAAAATTGATGCAGTAAGTATCTCGCTAACAGAACCAACGATGATTGAGCAAATGAGACGCCTCGCAACGTATCCCGGAATATGTCACGTTAGGACGCCGGACGGTTCGTCTTTTTCCTGCGATATACAGGTATCAGAGAAAAAAGACCACGATAATAAAATGAGGGCAGATTTCTCGCTAACGATTAAAAAAGTGGATTCGGAAGAACTGGACGCTGTGACGGAAGAACAGTGGAGCGCAGAGCATCCTAACGAGGTGATGTGATGGATTGGAGCAAAGGATTTTCAGCAAGATATATTTTGACAACGGTTGACCCCAAGACGTGGACAGACCAGCAGGAATTTGAATTTACTGAGGGCAGTATTGACCGGGACAGCACGTCAGATTTAAGGGAATCTGCCTCTGTCACAATGACAGAAAAGATAACAGACAGCGAGTGCTGGGTACGCATTTACTTGCAGGCTAAACAGGGAGGGTCAGGAGCAAAAGTAGCACTGTTCACTGGCCTGACCGCCTTCCCAGAAAGAAAACTTGATGGTGTGAGAGAGACTTACAATATTGACTGCTATTCCGTTCTCAAGCCGGCAGATGATGTGATCCTGCCGCGTGGTTATTATGCACCAGCCGGCAGCGGAGCAAAGCAGATTAAAAATCTGCTCAATGATTGTATCCCTGCCCCTGTGTATGTCGAGGGAACGTCCCCCATTACTACGGATAACATCGTTGCAGAAGATGGGGAAACAAGGCTCACAATGGCATTACACATATTAGACGCCATCGGCTGGCGGATGCGAATACTTGGCGATGGAAGTATTGTTATCTGCGCAAACGATAATAATAGCAGTCTTACAGTGGGAATTAACGCAAACGACATCATAGAGTGTGATGTAACAGACACATTTAACTGGTATGATACGCCTAACTGTTTTATGGCAATACATGACGATTACGGGGCAGCTATCGCAAGAGACGACAGTCCGGACAGTTATTTATCAACCGTCAGCCGCGGAAGAGAAGTGTGGAAATCAGAAACAGGTGTTGAATTATCTTCTGGGGAAAACATAGCGGCTTATGCCGTTAGAAAGCTAAAGGAATTGCAGAACCCCGCCAGAACGATACAGTACAGCCGGCGGTTTTTTGATGATGTTCTTTTAGGGGATGTAGTCTTTTTGAATTATCCGCGACATAACCTTACCGGAAAATTTAGAATAATATCGCAATCGCTGTCCCTGGAACATGGTTGCCGCACAAAGGAAGAGGTGGAAAGCATTGAATGAGTTTGTAAAAGAGATTGCCTCGACGATGAAGCAAAGCAAAACAAAAGCATATGATACAGTTGCAAAAGTCCTTCGGGTTGACGAAAAAACAGCATATGTCCACATTGACGGCGGAGCCGATGAAACCCCTGCGCAGATGGCTATTAACTGCAAATCTGGGGATACGGTAAAAATACGTGTCTCCGGTGGAAAAGCATGGCTTACTGGAAATCTTACATCTCCACCAACAGATGATACAGCCGCAGAAAAAGTAAAACAATCGCATGAAAGATTTAAAAAAGGAACCGCTAAAAATTTTGGGTTACAGAACAAAAAAATTATTAATGCAGCTAAAACCGCAACAAATTTTATTGATTATATAGATGGTGTTGGACTGATAATTGGCGACATGAGAGGGAACACCCTTAAACAAAATACTTTACTTGATGCATATGGTATGGCTGTACGAAAAGGAAATAGTGAAATTGTAAGGTTTGGTACAGCACCTATCGTGATCACCAACGCGGACGGCGATAAAACTTATGAGGGCTCCGGCTCCGTGATGCAATCCGACCGCAACATTGTTGTTTCCACCCAGCAGACAAACCCAGACGACATCCATGGCGGCGGCAAGGCGGCTCTGGAATTGTATTACGATAAAACCAAGGACACCACAGGACTTTCGTTAACCGTCAAGGACGGCTCAACATACAGTGACTTGTACGAGTCTATGGGAACCGGGATGCATGTCGATAACCACCGCATCCAATTTGTATCTAATGACGTAGAGTGCATCTTAGGTAAAAATAACATCCTGTGGGATGCTAACAGCGTAGGATATTTTATGCTTGCAGGGCATGAATTTACACTAAATGAGCCAATATCAATGCAACCGACCGGTGCAGTATTTGTCTGGAGTCACTATAGTAATGGAGCTTGTGATAATTGGTGGTGGACAACGTTTTTTGTACCTAAACAGCACGTTGCCTGGCGACCTGGAGATGGTATGTTAATGAGCAATCCATATTACGGATTAAATAAATACCTATATATCGGTGATACATTTATACGGGGTACTGACAGTAATAAATCTAATAACGCACAAAACGGAATAGCCGTTAACAATCAAGGGTTTGTACTGAGATATGTGTTAGGAGTGTAATTATGGAAGAATATTATATTGGATACGTATTTGATGGTTTATACCCACCAAAAGCTGCGCAGTGGTGCAACGAAAATGGTACGTGTCATATCGAGGCAAATAAGGAAGGAAAGTATGAAATCGTTGAGAATGTTGACCGAGAAGAACCGGAACACCTATTTAACGATAACACGCCGTCCATACCAGAACTAAACAAAAAAATAGAAGAGCTTACAAAACAAAATGAGATGCTCGCAGATCGCTTGCTAAAGCTGTCTGATACGATTCATGCATAAGGAGGTGGAAGTATGATAGCTAGTGGAACAATAATTATTGATGGGCAGACATACCGCAAAGGAGATGTTATACACGATTTAGGCGGCTGGGATTGCATAGATACGGACGGAAGTAAGCGATATTATTGGGGGAAGTCTTCCGAAGTAGATAAATTACCTCATTATGTTGCAAGCGGTTCGACGGCGTTATGCGTAGACACAGGGGAATTATATGGCTTTTATGCCCCTGATAGCAAGTGGTTTTTACTTTAGGGAGGTGTAGAGCATGAGAAAAAGTGGTTTAACAGGAGATGAGGCGTATGCACTCGCAAAACACGGGAAAACAACAGAAGATCTTGGCCCACTAAAAAAAGAAATTGGTTTGATAAAGGAAGATTTGACATCTAAAGCCGATAAAACAGCCCTTGCCAAAACTGACAGAAAGCTCGATGCGCTCTGGAAACTCAATCAGGGTATCAGCTATGAATTTCAGACGGATGATACAGAAGCATATCAGAAAACGGTTCCGAGTGGTGCAAAGATGGTAAGCATTAAAAGTATTGGCGGTAAGACAATTGTCTGGAATCAGCTGATTTCAGATGGTGCAGGAGAACTGATAAGCGCACCTGTGAATGAGGTAGTGGAACAAGGAAGAAATTTATTCGATTGCTATGGATTTTCATGTACTAGTATTTCCAATATAAATGCAAAACGTGATATTGCTAATGACTATGGAACAACAATATCTACAATAGATCCAACAAACCGTCTGATTGTGACGCAAAATAAAGCTGATGGCAGTACGCAAACTGATTATAGAAATGGTTATTTTGCTATTGGAATAAGAGGGTTGAAATATAACACAAATTATATATTAGCGTTTGATTTTACACCAACAAAAATGTTGATTGTTGATCCAATGATAAAATTGCTCGTAAATGGAAAAGTGGATTCTGATAACTCAGCATCTGATTTTACACTTAATGTGAAAAAGCACGTAACAATAAAATTCATTTATAATGCGAATAATGATGTGCAATTTCTTGAACTCCGAAACAGTGGTATGAGCGGCATTTTTGAAAATTTCCAAATAGAGGAAGGTACAACTGTAGCAACCTATTCTCCATACCACAAAACATCCTATCTAATTCCACAAGCCATTCTTAATCTTCCTGGTTACGGTTGGTCAGCTGGGGACGCGAGAAATGAAGTGAATTGGGAGAATAAAAAGTATATCCAGAGAGTTGGCAAATATACCATTGATGGTTCTGAAATCATTTTTAAAGAAAATAAGTATTGGGTAATGACAGTTACGGATTTTGAAAAACCTAGACCATCAACGAAAAACGCTATTTGTGTTAACTTTAAAGTGACTGATACATATTCTAAGGAATGGGGAGGTATAATCTTCAGAACAGAAAGTAATGGATTTGTATTTACGGATTCAGAATCTAAATTTGCTAATGCAGATGAAGTTAAGGATTACTTCCAGCAAAACAACGAAACCATATATTACGAAATCAATGAGGAACAGATAATTGACATCTCCGACATCATAGACAATACCTTTCAGGAACCAATCGAAGTAGAAGCAGGCGGTACACTGACATTTAGAAACAGTCACGGTGATGATTACAGAATCCCTGTACCAAATTCTGAGGAATATGTAATATCTTTAGCGGAGGTGGCAAAATGACTGAAATGCAGAAAAAGATGATGGAGGAACTTGGTCTGACCGAATCAGATTTTGAGAAAAAAGAAACGGTTGTGAGCAATGAAGAACGTATCAATGACCTTGAGATTGCTGTTTGCGAACTGCTTGAAACTCTCGGAAATGCTGAATAAGAAAAGGAGAAATAAAATGATGGCAAAAGTATATTTTAACAGATTGATTGTAGGAACTATTACATATGATGCAATTCCTGAGAAATATCAGGATAAAGTAAGAGAATATGGTATTGAGTATGTGAAAAAAGGAAAACTTCCTGTGGAAGAATATGAAATGCTGTATAAAGAGGAATATCCAGAGGGTAAGTAATTAACTAAAAGTGGCTTTAATTAATTTATAAAAACAAAAGAAAAATAATTTTTAAGGAGGAATGGAGATGGTAGATATCATGTTACCCTTAATAACTTGTATTTTTGTAGTTTTTGATTTGGCTAGTGGCGGAGTAGCCGCCTGTGCCAACCACAAGTGGAAATCCTCAGAAATGAGAAAAGGATTGTATCATAAATTTGGCTCTATTATGCTTGTAGTGCTTGCGTATCTTATCGACTACGCCCAGAAATATGTAGACTTGGGCTTTCAGGTACCTATTGCCGCAGGCGTGTGCGTTTACATCATTCTGATGGAGCTTGGTTCCATCGTGGAAAACATCGGCAAAATTAACCCTGATTTGCTCCCGGACAAAGTTAGAGCGATTTTGGGACTGGACAAAATGAAATAAATTTACGTAATTTTTGCGTGTTGAGGTGATACAGTGAACAGAAGTTTGATAAAAAAACTCTGGAAATTAGGCGATAAACAATTTATTGATTACGCCTTGTCGTGCGCCCGCTTAACTTTACGGGAGCGCGAAACTGTACAGTACTTGCTTTTTGATGGATTAACGCAGGAGCAAGCCGCCGAGAAAATGGATATAAGCACAAGAGGATTACAAGGGCTGTGGAGTTGTGCTGTGGAAAAAATTTTGTTAGTTCCCGGCACGATCCCGTACATAAACAGCCTTTAAGAAACTAAAGATAACTAAAAATCATGCGAGAAATAAGCGCGTTGCCTTCGTGGTGGCACGCTTATTTTTTTGCGATAATAAAACTATAAGGAGGGCAAAAAAATGTATCAATATTGGAATCCTAACCCAGCGGCGGCAAAAGTGGGAGATTGCACCGTGCGCGCTATCTCAAAAGCTACAAAGCAAACGTGGGAAGAAACATATATACAACTTGCCCTGTACGGCTTAATGTTGTCAGATATGCCCTCAGCTAATGCAGTGTGGGGTGCATACCTCAAAGATAAGGGGTTTAATCGCTACATAATCCCCGATGAGTACATGACTTGCACTGTATCGGAATTTGCAAACAGCCACCCGGAAGGGGCTTATATATTAGCACTGTCAGGGCACGTTATAGCGGTAATTGACGGCAATTACTACGATACGTGGGACAGCGGAGCAATGACACCAATATATTACTGGAGGGAAGGAGGAAAATAAATGTTCGGTTATCCACAGTATCCACAACAGTATCCACAGTACGCACAATATCCACAACCGGATTATCTTGACCAACTAAATCGACTAAAACAACAGCAGTCACCACCACAACAAATGCAACAGCAGACCAACCCCGATGAGCGGATTTGGGTGCAGGGGCAGGGCGCGGCGGAGGCGTATTTAGTAGCACCAAACTCTTTTGTCCGCCTGTGGGACAGCCAGGCACCGATTTTTTACGAAAAAAGAGCAGACCAGACGGGCAGACCGTTTTTAGAGGTGTTTGAATACAAGCGCAAAGGCACAGATTCGCCCACAGCGGAGCTTTCACAGTCTAGCCAACCAACTAACTACGAGGAACGATTAAATGCCTTAGAAAGGCAAATGGAGACGTTAAGAAGGAGGGTATTGAATGAATCTCAATCCAATGCAGATGATACAGCAGTTTCAGCAGTTCAGACAGCAGTTTCAGGGGGACCCGAAGCAGGAAGTGCAAAACCTGCTAAATAGCGGGCAAATGAGCCAGCAACAGTACAACCAGTTGCAGGGCATGGCAACACAGTTTCAAAACCTTTTAAAGGGTTTTAAATAAATAAAAAAAGGAGTGATTTCATGGGATTAACAACAGACGGAATGAGCCCGGCAGATTTGGCGGCAGTCACAGGCAACAATAACGGCGCATTTGGCGAGGGTAACGGCGCTTGGTGGATTATCATTCTTTTCCTCTTTATCTTCTGTGGATGGGGAAACGGAAATGGATGGAATAACGGCGGCGGAGGTGCGGTAGATAACTATGTATTAGCTTCTGACTTTGCAACCTTACAGCGCCAGATTGATAGCGGTATTTCCTCCCTTGAGCGCAAGGGTGACGCCATCAACAGCGGTATTTGTGACGGATTTTATGCAATGAATACCTCTCTTCTCAACGGATTTGCAGGAACAAATAGCACAATCCAGCAGAACGGGTATGATACACGGAATGTAATCCAGCAGGGACAGATTGCAGATATGCAGAGCTTTAATGCTTTACAGGCACAGTTAGCACAGTGCTGTTGCGATAACAAGCAGGCTATTGCAGGCGTTAACTATAATATGGCGATGAATGCCAACGCAATCCAGCAGGAAGTTACAAACGGCTTCTGCCAGACAAATTTTAACAATGCAAACAACACAAGGGATATTATCGACAACCAGAACAACAACGCTAGAGCTATCCTCGATGCCCTCACAGCGCAGAGAATCGAAGCTAAGGACGCTAAGATTGCCGAGCAGAATCAGCAGTTATTTGCGGCACAGTTAGCGGCTTCTCAGGCGTCACAGAACGAAACCTTAAAGGCATACATGCAGGGTCAGTTTACTTATTACAACCCTAGACCAGTGCCAGCTTTTCCGGTTTCCGCACCATATCAGTACGGTAATTGCGGATGCAATACTGGTTGTGGGTGCTAAAATTTTATAATTAGCAACTTCCTGCGTTGACGGGATTGTTCGGCTTGTGCCGATGATGCTTATAGCGGCGGGGCAATCGTTCCGCCGTTTATTATTAAAAAAGGAGTGATAACGTGGCAGAATTTACCAATAGTAATATTGTAACCGTAGCAGCGGGGCAGAATTTACCGCTCACAGAGACAGCCGTAAAGTGCGGTAGCTGTATCGCACACCGGGAGGGGGCAGGAATTGTGACCCTTAGAGGTCTTACAAACCAGTGCAGGGCGCGCTATAAGGTCAGCTTCGGGGCTAACATCGCCATACCTGACGGTGGAACTGTGGCGCCTATTTCTGTTGCCTTGGCAATCGCCGGAGAACCATTAAATAGTGCGACAGCAATCGTAACACCTGCGGCGGCAGGCGAATATTTTAATGTATTTACGGCGGCGTTTATTGATGTGCCGCGCGGGTGTTGCATAACGATCGCAGTCGAAAATACATCTACGCAGGCAATTAGTATAGCCAATAGCAATTTAATCGCCGAGAGAGTAGCGTAAAGGAGGGCGAAAAATGGAATCATTACACAAATTAAAAAAGATGATGTGCAGGGAGCTGGACGAGATTTCCAACAAAGGCGATATGAGCGCCGGGGATTTGGAAGCAGTCCATAAACTGACGGATACAATTAAAAACATCGACAAAATTATGTACTTAGAGAGCGATGATGAGTACAGCCGTGGCGGCGACTGGAACGCATCGGGAAGATATAGCCGTGGGCGTTATCCCGACATGGACTACGGCGACTACAGCAACGCTCGTAGAGGTCAGCATTATGTGAGGGGTCATTACTCTTACAACGATGCAAAAATGCAGGTAAAAGAGACTATTAAAGACATGATGCATGACGGCAATCTGTCTAGTGCAGAACAGGCGGCATTAGGCAGAGCATTAGCAGAATTAGACCGATAAGAGAAAGGGGTGCCGCAATGATTAATATGGACGAAATTAATGCCGAAATTGCGGCATTAGAGGCAGGAAAAACAACCTACGCCACTTGCGAACGGCTTTCGATTTTATACAATGTACGCAACAATTTAATGAGCAATCAACAACCAAACCAACTATCTTCCAACGCATCATACTACTCTTATAGTTCCGAGCCAGATTCTGAATTTAAAGAAATCGCCCGAAACGCAGACTTTGAGCACTTATTACGCGTGCTTGACGAACACATGAAAGCCATAGAAGCAATGTATCCGCGAGAATATCGGTCAGTTTTGCGAAAAATAAAAGAGGGCGCTTGAAACGTCCTCTTTCTTCTTGTATAATATAATTACTTCTCCTTTATTTCTATCATGTTTTGTTATACGGTAACTGACCTTAACCTGGTGGTTACGGCTAGTTACTGTATAACAAAAACTAAAAAAATATAATATCCTCCACGTAAGTGTCGGGGGATATTTTTATTTCTTTTACAATACTTTTCCAAAACACCTGCTTGT